CCCCGCCATAAGTGCCTTATTTGAAACGACTTACATAGTGTCGGACGTTTTTGATCCAGTGACGGTTCAGTCCTTGCGGGTCATTCTCCGCGCCAACAGGACAATAACGACGCCCCAGAAACACAACAAAAGCGCCACGCTTACCGGCTTTGGTCCATCTATCATAGTTCTTTTGCACAGTTGCAGCACACCAGCCAGCCTGCGAACGATACGTAGGCTTCACGCGAGGGTGCAGGATGCCATACTCACGACCCTTGCCGCCATTCTCTGCATACCGAATAGCAGCCACGATAGGAGCGAGAGCCTTGCGGCACTCTGGGCGAATGTTGACGCGCACAGCATCATCGAACTGGCAGCACCGCGTGCCACCATCCTTCGACAGGATAGCATCACGGGCAGTATCCCAGGTCTGGGCGTTGCAGGTGAGGCAGAGAAGAAGAGCAACGAGGAATCGCATGGTTACCATTATACACATACTATCGACCAGTGCAAGCCCCTTTCTTTAGCATGGCACCGGAAAATCTTACGGGACTCCTATGGAACGATGCGTCGCCTCCGCCCCATACCTTGTGTCTCATGAATTTTAAAAGGTACCCAAAAACCTTTAGGAGTCCCATAAAAAAGAATCATATACTTTTAGGAGTCCCTTAAAGTGCGCCCTAACCGGAATATCAGCTAGGGCGCGGATGAGTTACTCATCAGGTTCGTGAACCTTAAGATTCACAGTTTCACCAGCATTAGAGCGTGGGACAGTAATGTAAAGCATACCATCCTCAAAAGAAGTGTAAGACTTCTTGGGATCGAACTCTGAGTCGATATTCAGAGTAAAGTCGATATCCTTTTTAGAGATGCCGTGGTGGATCATCTTCTTATTTTCTGTGGTATCCCATGAATTAGTCTTAGCAACAATTCTAAGGGTGTTTGAGCCCGCTTGAACTGCGATGTTCTCACGGCGATATCCAGCCATGGCAAACCTCATAAGAAGCTCCCCATCATCCACATCTTTATCGAATGGACAATCTTGAATCCAAACATCGCTATGTGGGAAGGCGGGCATCTTAGAGCACTCCTTAGTAAGGTTGTTTGGAACCAGACTATCCCAATTACGGAATGCGTTCTCTAAGCTAGTTCTAATGGGTTTGCCGTTGTTAAGGCCTTGTTCCCATGTTCTACGTAACGAGTCGAAACTCATCCAATAGTATCCTGTCATAATTTTTTCTCCTTTCTTTAAGACAAGGTAAAAGAAGCCCCGAAATGGCAGCTTCTAAAGTATTATAGGCACGTATCTCTGAAATAGCATATTTAACTTTAGGAGTCCCGTTGCATCGCCACTAAATCAAACTAGTATAGTCATCAATGTAGTCTAATGCCTCTTGTAAAGACACTGGAATTTTATCGCCCGTAGCAAACTCCCAATCTTTCGATATTCTCTCGTATTCTCTAGGCGTGAACATATACGATATATTGCGAATAGCAATTAGATCGTATTCTTTCTCTTGAGGCTTTTTAGTCTTTGCAATAAAGCTGAGAGCTTTCCTCGCAACATCCTGACGGAGACTGTCCAGAATGAGCGTTTTGACTTGTTTTTTGGAGGGCATGTGCTTTTCTCGTATATCTTATCGAAGCGATTATCGTTCGACTTAAGACGATTAGCTATCTCAAGAAGAACTACGAAGCTGCAAGTTACAAACAACATTGTAACACAATCAACTACGATAGCAAAGAATTCCATTACTATATTATACCCTTATTAAGAAATTTTTGCAATCTATATAAAGGTGTATGGCTCAAATATTTTTTCACACCGATGGTATTGTAGAAGTTCTTGAGAATGGCGTTCATGCTGGCTCAAGGGTAGTGAATGGTACATCTTGGTATGATGCATTACAAGATAATTTTTTGAAATGTTTGGATGTTTCTGAGTCTAAGGCAGAGGTGATTGACCTTGTCCGAGATGGAGCTTCCTTATCTGCTTTGAATACGATTACAGAATACTTTACTGTTGAAACCTCTTCTCTTCCTATACCTGCACAGGAGAACTTGGATTTAGCCAACAGAGCGTCTGTGACGGCCTCTGAGATGCTTTCTGCGGTTGTATGGGCTGATGACATAGATGCAAATTATATCTACAGTAGGGAGTCTGAGGAGTAATGACCACGTATAGTAATACAGTTGGGTCTGGTGGCGACTTTGCTACTATTGCTCTTTGGTTTGCTGCTCGTAAGAGTCAGTCTCATAGTGATGGGGATGTAGAAGAGTGTGTTCTGTTAGATGGTGTTCACAGCTTTACTACTACACAGAAAACTTGGGGCGAGGGTGCCTCAATTACTATTAGATATAAGGCTCAAACACCTCAGGATGGTAAGTTAGATACAGGTGCCATCCTTGCATTAGATGGTACACATGAATTTAAAAGAGACAGCGATACTACACTTGAGGTGATAGATTGTGTTTGCTCGGGTACCGATGCTGTTTCTCCTTGGCAGATCGCTGCCACAACACCTTCGACACCTAGGAACAACACAATAAATTTAACTAGAACAATATGGACTAAGAGGACCACAGGGGTTTGGATTCAGATTTTCCAAATGGATGGGACAATAACTTTTAACATTGTCAACACTGTAATGGAGAATCAAAGAGATGATAGCAAAGATTGGTTGTTAGGAAGTGGTGGATCTAATAGAGCAATTAATCTTAATGTTTCGGGGTGTACGTGGCATAATGTTAGAGTTAATCTTAACCAAACAGATACCTCAAGTACATTTTTCTCCGTTGGTAATATTTACAATACTCACTCTACGTCTTCTAGATTAGCGTTCTGTCCTGATTTCATAGATTGTTCAAGCATTGATGATATTACTGAACGTGGCACAGGTAATCATGCTAATGTTTTTGGTACAATTATTAATCACAGCCCTCTCGTTACTTTTAACACAGACGGGTCAGATCCAGCAGTAGGTGAAGTTTCCTTCCTAGGAGATTACACCGGATCCTCACAAAATTTCGCACTCGTTGATCACCCTAATAATCTTGCATTAGATTATGTGGTTAGTGGTCCTGCACTAGGCTTCACATCAAGCTCGGAAGATCTTTCAAACTCAACCAGACTAGGAACTGCTGATTGTGGTGCATTTGAAAGACCTAGACTTAAAAACAAAGTTACTCCTGTTAACCTATTCTAATGTTACTTAAATTAAAATTCGGTATCAGACCTGTCACTAACTGCTCTGGCGGTTGTTGACTACTTTCCTTTCATTAAGGGAAACATCTTAAGGTAGATCAGCCAAGTTGTAGCGGATCCGAAGCACCCCGAAAAAAGGGCGTGCAATAGGGGACTTCCATCAACTTTGGAGAATGGATTCCAGTATAACATACTCCAAAATACACCTACCCAAAATCCCGTACAAAGGGTGCAGTTAACGAGCTTTCCTAGGGGAGGTACGATTCTTGAAATTAAGTTTCGCACCGGCTCCATGATAGTTGAGCTTACGATAATTGTTGTCATGCCGTAGCATGCCAAGATCCAAACTAGAACACTTACTAAATAATCCATTATGGTAATCCGTGAGTTTTGTCTGTAGGTAGTTTTGCGTAATTCAAATGTTGTCCATGATGCTTCAGGAATTGATCTCTGGCGGTGAACCAACCTTGTCTCATCATACCAGGAGATTCATGCATTGCAACAATAGGTACCACATAATTTGAATATCCTCTCAAATGAGCCTCATATGTTAAATGTATGTCATAAAAGTCCCACCCAGAATCCAAGTAATCTGGTTGTTCCAGCCCAACCTTTTTCAGGTTTCCGTAAGTGATAGCGAGTAAGCATCCGTCTAGAACAACTACTTGACCACTTTTACCAAAGTAATTTGGAGTCATTGTTTCATGGTCCTTGCCTTGAAAGACAAATCCCCGAGCATCTCCTGTATTTCTTGCGTTCCACCAAGCGCCGTCTCTGGGGATATAACATCCCCCAGCGAGTCCAACAAACCCCACATTTGGCTTTCTAGCCACCCTTAGGTTTTTGATTAATTCTTCTTCTCTTGAAATAATTTCTAGGTCATCGTGACATAAAACTATAATATCACCATCTTCTAACGGCATTTTTTCAAAGAATTCAATATTCTCCTTGTGGCCTTCATAGATAGAACTAGCGGAGTAATTGATTTGAATCCTTAAAGCTTCATTACCTTTACAGTAATTAACTAGTTTCTCTAGAGACTTTGGTTGGTTATCTTTTCTGGTACAAATAGAGAAATAAATCATGAATAATAATAGCGAAGATCTTCAAAAGATAGCAGAAGAATTTAAAAAATGTTCTAACAGTTGCGAATATTTTACAAATGAATACATTAAGGTTGTCCATCCCATGAGAGGAATGGTTAACTTTAAGCTATATCCATTTCAAACTCGTATTCTTGACGAGTTCCAAGATTACAGACTAACAATTCTACGTAAGTTTAGGCAGGCAGGCTGCACTACATTAATGGCTGCTTATGCTCTTCACTTCTCTATATTTGGCACAAACAAAAGAGTTGCTATTTTATCGAAAGGTGATGCGGAAGCAAAGGAAGTTATATCTCGTATTAAAATCATGTACGAAGAGCTTCCTTTTTGGATGAAGCCCAAGACCACCAGGGATAATGATCACACTCTTTCTTTTGAAAATGGATCATCTATTCAATCCAAAGCTTCGGGAAAACAGTCAGGAAGATCCATATCAGCCTCTCTCCTGATCTTAGATGAAGCAGCCTTCATTGAGCACATCGATACCATTTGGGCCGCTGTGGGGCCAACTACGTCCACCGGAGGTCGTGTTGTGTGTTTATCCACGGTCAACGGTATTGGCAACTGGTTTCACAAAATGTATACTGAAGCTTTAGAGGGTAACAACGGATTTCACCCCATTGATATCAAGTGGTATGAGCACCCTGAGTATAAAAGACGTGAGGGGTATGAATGGCTGTATGAGCAGATGGAAAATTGCAGCCCGCCGATACATGTAGATAAATGGGAAGAGCAAACTCGAAAAAAGCACAGCTACAAAGAATGGTTACAAGAATACGAAGCAAGCTTTTTGGGAACTGGTGAGACATATATTGAAGGTGAGATACTAAGAAATTTAAAGGAGAACTGTAGTCAAAATTATTGGATTAAGTATAACAATAGAATGAGGATTTGGGAAGATCCACAACCAAACCATGAATATGTACTAGCAGCCGACCCATCAATTGGGCGTGAGCGAGATTACTCAGCTTTCCATATTATTGACATCTATAATGGTAAGCAGGTAGCAGAATTTTATTCTAATAGAACTCCCATAAATGAATTTGCTAAGATTATAGCAGATGAGGGTAGGCTATACAATACTGCATTCGTGTGTCCTGAGAGAAATGGTATAGGGAATAATTTAATTTACTTCCTACAGCAAGAATTGGAGTATGAAAACTTGGTAATGGACGACAAAAGAGAGATCGGAATAATGATTACTCAAAAAAATAAAGAGAATTTATTAGCCGATCTTGAGCATAACATTAGATCAGGTAAAGTTTTAATCAACTCAGATAGGCTTGTTAGTGAGCTTTTAACCTTCATTATTGACTCTGATACAGGGCGAGTCAAGCCAGATGCTAACTGTCACGACGATTTAATTATGTCATTTGCAGCGTCCATCAAGATTTTTAATAACTTAAGGGGTAGCGCCTTCATAGAAAAGGCAGAAGAAGAGACTTATATCCCACCGGCTATACGTAACGCTAATACATATAGGGTGAAGACATCTACGGATGAATTAACTGAAGAGAACATTGAATGGCTGATAAGAAACTAAGAGAGGGAGGTGAGGGTTACACGCAGTTTGCTGACCCGCAACAGCCGTATAACAAACCTTATGGCTTAATTGGTAGATTCTTTAAAAAGTTCTTTGCAAGAGATGTAGAGGACCAGAGAAAAACCATGTATCAAGACCCTACGACGAGAAGGGTTTTAGATATTCCCAAGCCTCTTCAGGGCGATACAGTTCAATCCAGGGAAGTTATTAAAGTTCCCTCAGAGTTTGGACACAAAAAATCTTACTATCCGATCATGCCTCAAATTGAGTTTGATCGTAAGAGGAGATACAAAGAGTATGAGGATATGGATGGGTATCCTGAGATTTCCTCAGCTTTTGATATCTACAGCGATGATTGCACGCAAGAAAATATCGATGGAACTCCTTGGGATATCGTAACCGATGATGAGATGACAAAGCAAGAAATAATGGCTATGTTCGAGCAAACGAACATGGTCAGATATCTTTGGGACATCTCTAGGAATGTTGTTAAGTATGGGGATATTTTCCTTGAGACCATTATTGATCTTAACAATGTTAAGCGTGGTATTCAAAGAATTAAGATATTGAATCCTAACTTTATTTACAGAGTTGAGGATGAGTTTGGTTATCTCAAACAATTTCTTCAAGAAGTTCCTCAAAAGAATGATTGGACTACCTACGGATCTATCGGACCCTATCTAGATGAGACCAAGATGATTAATCTTGATCCTGGTCAAATTGTTCACTTTAGGCTGCATACTTCTGACCCAACTCACTACCCTTACGGTAAGTCAGTTGCAGCGGCTGCTAGGGTCACTTACAAGAGTTTAAAGATGATGGAGGATGCAATGCTTATCTATCGTCTTGTTCGTGCCCCTGAACGTCGTATCTTCTACATTGATACAGGTTCTTTACCTGCTTCTAAAGCCGAAATGCATATCAAGAAGCAGATGGATAAGTTTAAAAAGCGTAAAAGCTACAATGCCAGAACAGGAAATATTGAAGAAAACTTTAATGCTCTCGCCGCTGACGAAGATTTCTATATCGCTGTGAATGGAAAAGGAACTGGCACTAAGATTGATACCCTTCCTGGTGCTGAGAATCTAGGTGAAGTTGACGATGTTAAATACTTCAGAGACAAACTTTTAGCTGCTCTTAAGATTCCTAAGGATTACATTGTTGAAAAAGATCAGGCTCCTGAGCGTAAGGCAAACCTAGCCCAGTTAGATGTTAAGTTTGCTCGTGTCATAACTAGAATTCAAAAGTCGATCGAGTTAGGTTTAGAGACTTTAGCAAAAAGGCACTTAATGCTCAAGGGATTTCCAGTAAGCCTCATTGAAAAGCTCAAAATTAAATTACCAGCCCCGTCCGATATGGCACTTAAAAGAATGCTCGATACTGATGAGCAGAAGGCAAGAGTCGTGCAGGCTGTTAAGGGTTTAGGTATTTTCCCGATAGAAAAAATCTACAAAGATTACTATCAAATGTCTGACTCTGAAATTGAAGAAGCTAAAAAGGGTCTTGAGAAAGATCAATCGGATCCTGCTCTTGCTCAGGCCACGGGCGGAGGTCTTCCCCCTGCTGGAGGTCTTCCCCCTGCTGGAGGCGTTCCCCCAGCAGGACCTCCTGGGGACACCCCACCACCCGCCTTAGAGTCTTTGGACTATGATGCTATGAAATCGTTAGCTATTGAGTCGAATTGTGACGATGAACTGATCAAACTGCTTGAGGACATGAGAGGTAAAGATCATTTTAATAAAATAACGCCTAAAGAAGGCTCTAAATAATTTTGTAACAAGTGTATTAATATGTTAACGAATCTGATTGAAAATCGTGGAAAAGAGTTTAGTAATCTCATAAAGATTGGCGATTACTTAGCTCGTACATTGAGAGAGAACGTTGAATTGTTCTCTGTCGAGGATGGTGTTGCTACTTACTTAACTGAAAATGGATCAGTGATTAGCGGTAAGTATGCTTTTAAACCTACTTTAAAACTTTCAAAGGTGGTTGTTGAGGATGCTCAGATTCTTGAAAACCAAAAAGCATTTGAAGAGGCCACCGATAAAAGAGTGCTGAATGTTCTCTCCAACTTAATGGAAGATGACTATCAAACTGCTGAAGGGTCTTTTGATAAGATATTGTCGATGTACGAAACTAAACTTACTTACGAGAGAATTAAAGATAGGCTAAACGAGAAGAAAGAAAGATTTGGAGAGTCCACTAAGATTATTTCTTCTGATGAGTTTCAGCGTGTTAACGAAATCAGAGATCAGATAGTAACATTCCTCAAAGAGAACGATGAACTTCTGCAATCACCCGGAATGAAGACGGGTATGAAGCTTGTCAATCTCGTATCGACCAGCTTTGATCTTCCCAAAAGAACAGTTGAAAGTCTACAAGAAGATGGAGAAGTAGAGGTCAGGTTCGTTGGTAAGACCAATTTATACGAGCATCTTTGCAGGAAAGAGCTTATTCAAAAAGAGCTATTGGAGGCCAAGCAAAACTTTGATAGCATTTGGGTATCCACCGACAGTGTTCAAGACCTAGCTTCCATGATCTTTGAAAGTGATACTGACAATGTCACGCATCAAGTTGCTCAAGTTATCTCAGACGCTCCCTATCTTGCTCTAGCCACTAAAAAGCAAATAGCGGGTTTGATTGGTAATACTCTATCTATGAATGAAGTGAAGGTCACTCAAAAAGACTTAAATAAGTTTGCTAGCTTTATTCACGAGATGAAGAAACCCGTGAAGCAACATGTTCTTGAAGTTCTTAACGAAAAGTATGGAATAGATGTTAGAAAGCTTGATGAGGTTCCAACCTTCAAAACTTTAACACTTACCGAGGGTGAGATCATCTCTCAAATTGCAAAACATGCTCCCACGGGATCGATTATTGAGAAGACTCTTTCCGAGTTTGTAAACTCGCTGACAACCAAGAACGGTGCTGAGGCTATCGATCTTGCTGTTTTCCTTGAAGATCTTTTTGAGGACGCGGGTCATGGCGAATCCTTAAGCGAGGCAAGTCTCATGGATTACATGGACTTCACTAAAGTTGCTAAGGATCTTGGAAAAATAGGTCAAGTTCTTAAAATGCTGGTTCCTGCCGTAGAAAACGCAGCCGATGAGATTGAAAATGAGGCCGCAGAGGAGGCTGATGAAGGCGGCGAAGAGATGGACAGTAAGGACCCTTTGGGTACACCAGATGAGCTAGATAGCGATGCTGAGGTTCCCATGGACAAACCTAACAAGGATGCGGAAGAGGCCGCTGAGGAAGTAAAGGACGAAGAAAGTGAGGAGAAAAAAGAATCTCCCATGGCTGATGAGGAAGAGTCGGAAGAAGAGGAAGAAATGGATCAAGATGATTTAACCTCACTTCTTTCTAAACTCGAAGACCTCCTATCCGATATTAAGCCCGATGATGAAGACGAAGACCCCGAGCAGTACAAAACATAAGGAGATGTAAATGGGTTTCAATAGGAGACCACTTGTTTTAGGCTTTAATGACACTACACTAATCCCTTCGGGTCTCGTTGAAGTTGTTCTCAACCTGAGTGATAATGGTGATGTTTGCGATACTAAACCCTCTGATAATCAGGTTCTTGCTTGGGATGGTACCGAATGGTGCGGATCTAGTATTCAGTTCACTGGGGGTGGTGGAGGAGGCAGCTTCACATGTGCTGATCTTAACTCATGCGATCTGAGCGCATTAAGCAATGTATGCTCGGATGGAGCTACACCAGGGCAGGCTTTAGCCTTTAACGGAAGTCAGTATTGTCCTTCTTCCCTTAATTTTATACACAATGGGGCTGGCAATGTAACAGTTAACCCTAAGTTGGTTATGTCCCAGGTTCCAACTATTGGTGGGTCCGATGTTCTCAGTCAATCCACTGGAGATACTCGTTATGCCACCGCTGCACAAGGCGATACTGCTGACGCAGCTATGCCTAAATCTGGAGGTGCTTTTACTGGCCCTGTAACCACTAATAGTACATTTGATGGCGTAGACATTGCTACTAGGGATGCTGTCTTAACAACCACTACTAATACTGCTAATGCAGCTATGCCTAAATCTGGGGGTGCTTTTACCGGCCCTGTAACCACAAACAGCACAATTGACGGCGTAGACATTGCTACTAGGGATGCTGTTTTAACAACCACCACTAATACCGCCAATGCAGCTATGCCTAAATCTGGGGGTGCTTTTACCGGCCCTGTAACCACAAACAGTACAATTGACGGCGTAGATATTGCAACCCGAGATGGTGTCTTAACGACCACCACTAATACCGCCAATGCCGCTCTTCCTAAAAGCACTGCTAGTAACAATCAAATATACTTTAAGAACCAGTCTGGCAATGTTGCTGGTCTTGATTGTGATCTTACTGCTCAAGACTTCATAAGTACAGGGGCAAAGATAGATAAGATGGGTAACGTGGCGATTAAGACCACGGACGTTGGTACCCCTTTAGTTATAACTCAGGCAAGCCCCTTAATAATTGGAACTG